CCGAAGAAGCAGGGTCAACCCCCATAAACACATTAACAGGTATCTCTTTCTTATCATTTTGAAGATAATGTTTACCTGCTTTATCTATTTTTAATTCATAATCGTGGTATTGTATATATTTTTCTTGAAACAACTGGTCTTCATCGCCAACTATCTGGCACATGTACTCTCTATAGAATACACTAGACCTACCTATGGATTCTAGTTCTGACTTCTTTTGTATAAGCTTTGATATAGGTTGCCATTCTTCCCACAATGCAACTTCATTGTCTAAATCAGGTGCAAAATGCATATTCACCCAACCTTCCATCTCTTTTAGTATTTCCACCATGCATCTTTGGTGTTGTGGCGTACCAATTACAATAATCTTACCTTTTTGAGGGTCTAATGATGGCACAGCACTCTGCAATAGCCATCTTAGGTTTTGTTCCATAGCTTCAGCAGTCTTCGTATTATTTTCATCTTCTGGATCATCTACTATAATAAGCGTAGGTCTTTGACTACCTACCTTAATACCACGTAACTGCTGACCAGTACCTTTGCATATTATCATAGAGCCATCTTTTAACTCTACCTCTGTTTTTGACCATTGTTTAGCACTGTGTTGGCCCCAATATCCATAGATTTGCCTGAAGGTTTCGCTGTACTCTATAGTATCCTTGATAGTTCCAAGGAGTTTGATGGCGTGGTCTTGAGTTCTTGAGACCAACACAATAAGTTTTGCTCCATCGTCATTCATGATGTGGAAGAGAGGGTATACGCCCCCAACAATGGAAGATTTGGCATGACCACGTGGAGCAATTATATTAACTTGTTTTTTATTATTGTTTGTAATTACGTCTGCTATCTTATAATGGAAATCTGGAGAAGCTGCAGAGAACATATTGGTCATAATAACCTTACCAAACATAATCATGTTCTTTTTTAACTTATTTTGTATGTATTTTCTATCGTCTGCCACGTTTCTTAGGCTTCCAAGGGCATTTTTTCATGTTACTTACCATTGTTGATGTAATATCGCCTTTTTCAAGCCCACAATGTACATTATTTTTATATTTTCCAGCAAATGGGCATCTATTGCCTTTAATACTGCATAATTCAAACAATTAATCGTAATCTAGCGATAAATGTTCGTATAGATAACCATATGTTTCCATTTCACGTAAAGCATCAATAGCTAGATTAGTAATATTAGCAGTTTTTTCATCGCCCATTACAGCAATTACATGTAAAGCTCTTATCGCTATTTCTAGCTGTTGATTTTGCATATGACTATCACTTGAACCTTCATATTCTCTTTCTACATCATTCAATTGCTTCATTTTTCTCGGATTTCCTTTGCAATGTCAACTTTTTTTCTTCTTTAGCTATTGTATCCGCTATTTGCTTGGTCATATCCACTTGTATCGTGTCTGTTATCATTTGTTTATTAGGTTTCATTTCTAATAAATCCATTAAATAGTCATTAGCCTTTAAAAAGTTATTTACATCGCCTTTTGATTCAGCCATCTGTAAAGCACGAATAATATTATCTACTGCAAATTCTTTATTGATGGCTTTATCGCTTAATAGTTCTTTTATTTTCTTTTCTACCATTCTCTTTGCTACTTTTTGTTTAAGAAATCTCCTAACGGTTGCTTCTGGCACTTGTTGATCAGGTCTATACATTTGTCCGAGAACTGAATAGTCAACCCTACCATCAGAAAGTAGCATATTCGCATAAGTCTGTACAGTATTCTTAGCCCTAGTCGTCCCAGATTCTTCAGATGCCCAGTCTCTTTTTGGGTTTGTTTTGCTGTATACTCCATATTTTTGATTCTCCAAAAAATTTATTTTAGAAAAGCCACTATCCCAACCCACACCACAGGTAAGTTTAATAAAGGTTTTAACCTTTCCGTTCTTATCTGTGTAATTCTTTCTATCATAGCATTCAGATACGAAGTCATCATCTGTTAATGCCCAATCTCCAACCTCTGCCTGTCTCCAATATATAAAATCAAGCTTCTTTTTGATAGCTTCATCTTTTGTATATACTGGATATTTACCAGTTTTTCCATTGATTCTTCTTTTAATCTTCACGTTTAGCTATATGTACATAGAGCTATATGGCCATATAGCTATATGGTTATATATATATCTCTATGTATTAATCCATACTCTCAATTGGCGGAGTTGGTAATCCCATATTTTGAGATACTATCCTTGTTACTATCTCATATTCAGCATTTATCTCGTCTGCATCTTTTTTAGATGTCTCTACAAATTCCAGATATTCCTCATCTGTCATGACCTTTGTCTCCCATTCACGAGTTACCATGTTGAATACTTCATACTCTCTTTTAGGGTTGTTTTTCATAACTTGCTTTAAGTTAATAATACTAAGTTCATAAATACAACGCTTTATATGAGCATTAGTTTCAAGTACTCTTACGAAATTGTAACTAGAATGCGAGTGAGAGGAACATATTACAAGTACCCCCCTTGTAATCGGGTTGTGCCATCTGTTCTAGGTTGAGTTCAACCGTTGAGTTGACGTTCCATTGAACAGCTCGGTGTTCGCTCTGCTCACCCGTCTCTATGGCCCACCCGTAGTGACTCTTCGAGCCTACCCTGTGTTCGTACACTACACTCACACACCCCTGCTCAGGAAGAGTAACTAATATAAATCCATACAGTACGCCAGCGTACTTATGTCTTTATACTTCCTCTATGTATGGCACTTATGCCTTAATCATACATAAAGGATAACATTATGGAACTACTAAAAGACATCAAAGATATAGTCTTCACTAACAATATATCAGAGCCAGTTGTAATGCGTTCAGCTGCTGGTTGGTACGTTGGCGAATTGTATAATGAAGATGGTTTTATTATGCCATATTCAAGACTAACTACATATATGTCTAAGGAAGATGCTATTGCATTTCTTGAAGTTGAACAGCCAGTTGAAGTCATAGAAGATAGAGCCCTACATTCGTAGGGCTTTTTTCCTCTATGTATAACTAATCATAGGAGAATATCATGTTAGATAAAATCAAAAGCGTTGTATCAAACACAGCTTGGTTAGCTCTTGGAGCTACAGCCATAGCAGTTGAGAAAGGTTGTGACATTGCCAAAGACCTTGCTAGTGAAGTCAAAGATGGCACACCTCAAGAGTATGCTAGATGGAGATATAGAAGAGCTAAGTCTCAGTACAGCAATCTTCGTGCAAAGTATCATTGCCCTCACAATGAGCCTCTGCACTTCCATCATGATGGTTGCCCAGCTTGTGACGTGTAACAATATTATAGCCCTGCTGTATAGTGGGGCTATAGTTCCTCTATGTATAACTAACTAAGGAGTAAATAATGAAATTCACCAAAGATTCTGTCTATTATGGATGGAAAGACAATATTCAACTTGCAATAGATGCATATGAAGATATGGTAGAGCTTAATGAAGAAAAGAATGATGCAATACTTAAACTAGATAGAAGTGTTACTGAAAAGGCAGAGAAGATTGAAGACTTGAAAGAAGATATTGTAATGTTAATAGAAGCTAAAGATAACTTGATGAACCAATGTAAGCATCTTGCTGAGTTGAACGGACAATACAGACGAGAAAGACACGATATGGAAGATAAGCTTATCGAAGCAACTATGCCTTGGTATAGTAAGCTATATGTATGGAAAAATAAGTTGTATAAACTTAGTATTAGAAATCCATTCTATCTTGAAAGCTAAAAGCTTCCTCTATGTATAAAGTCCTCCCGTAAAATTCCCCAGAACTGGGTTGGGAGGCAAACTTTAATAAATATAAAAAAGGACGTTCGATGACGTCAGAAGAATGACCTTTTTTGATTGTCTAGTGGTGTCGGTTAAATTGCCTTAAATACAGAGGATTCTGTTGCTAGACAAAAATTTAGACCTAAAGCATATTGGTAGCCATACTTTTAAGTTTGAGCGTAAAACCTTTATCCTTTGGTCTATTTTTTCCTCTATGTATAAACAAAAAGAGGTGTATTATGACATATGAAGAGTTTATTAACGCATTTCAAGAAGAAATATATGAAGAGCTATTAGAGGCACAAATTCCTTATGGAAATGATTTTGATGAATTTCTTGAAAAAACAATAGAAGAAAGATATGTACAATATTGCAAAGACAATAATATTGAAGTACGTATCCTTGATTAACATATATCCCCACTTCGGTGGGGATATTTCCTCTATGTATAAACAATTTCAACAAGGAGTGACTTAACCATGAAAAAGAATGAACTTTCTAAATTAAAAGCTAAACAGCTTAAACAAACAGAGACTGTAAAGTATAAAAAGACTTTTCAATCTCTTAACAAAGATGTACCAAACAATAAACGTAAAGGCGGTAAACATCAGCCTTACAAATCTACTCGTAAAGCAAGTGGTACAGCTATGTCTTACTTAAATACTGCTATTGTTGGTAAAATAGGAGAAAATCGAGTAGAAAACCATTTACTTGAGAATGGTTATCAAGTATTCAGCCCATCTGCTGATACTTGGGGAATTGATTTCGTATGTTTTAAGCCAAAACTATGGAATAACGAATGGAAAATCAATTTGATAACAATTCAAGTAAAATATCATACTAGATGTTACAATACTTCATTTGGTAAGTCATTAAAAGTGAATTTTACTGAAAATTATGCTGATTGGATTGCAGTACCAATTGACAGAGGATTTGTAGATGATTATGAACATATTATTTACTATCCTAATGAAAAGAAAGGTGTTCGTCATGCAAGAGAGTTTTCCTTTAGGGATAATTCAACGCTAATGCCTACGCATAAGAAGTATAAAAACCAACATCCAAGACGCTGGGCTAAATACTGGTATGATTTACCAACACCCAGACCCAAAGGAGGCTGGGACAAACTAATCAAATCAAAGTTAAAGTTTGATTAACAACAAACAGGGGGGCGTATAACAAGATGCGCTCCCCTACAGTTTCCTCTATTTATAAACATTTATATGGGTAATTCATAAGTGTAAACAATTCCTTGACGATGGGAATAAACACCTGATAAGTGCAAACTACAAATTTCCAATTGTTGGCACAGTTGAAGAACAAGCAATGTACAAATGTATGAGCTTAGAAATTTGTTACATCAGAATACTGTAAATAAACAACCTTAGTCGTTATTTGCCACAGTATTATACAGGTTTAACATTGTCTGCAGACTATGTTATTCATTTGGAGTCCTGTTGAGTTACCCAAAAAATTTCCTCTATTTTTGGATGCATTGTGTATCCAATTACTAACCATAAAAAAAGGAGTCAATCATGGCTAAATTAAAGAACATTTTAAAATCATTTTCATCACTTGCTGACAAAGCACCTGAGCAAGAGTATGAAAATCTTTGGTTGCAAAGATCTAAAGAAAATGATGATGGAACATATACTAATCAACCTACCAACATTGAAGTATTGAAATCAGATACAACTGATACATATGTTTACAATGCTTGGGCTAGAACTACTAAAGATGGTCTAGCAGATATGGATAAATTTGTAGAAGAAGAACTTATACCTAATGGAATGAGGCTTCTTCGAGATACACAAATGTTATCTGGAGATAGTGGTTCCGTACGATTCATGATTGCTAGAAACATAACATCATAAACATAAAAGCACATGGGTACATCCTATGTGCTTTTTTTACGCTTCGTTTCACTCAGCGGAACAACTTTTTAAAAATGTGTTTCACCCAGTATATCTAAAAAATGGACAGTAAAAACAAGCTTTGAACAACAAGACTATTGACTGTAAGTGCAGTTATTAGTAGATTTAACAGCTACAACAAGGAAGATAACAAGACTTTTAAAAACAAATTTACTTATGGTTAGGTAAAACAAGATACGTCTTGTATGATAGGAGGCAGTGTTTGATTAGCACTGCTTCCTTTATTTATAATATTGCCTATCTAACGCAACAGTCGTTTCCTCCATTTGTACTGTGGCTCCGTTACAATCCGTTGGAGTCGGATATAGGCAATAATTAACAAAGGAGTAAACAATGGAAGACAAACAACTAACATTTAAACAAGATGTTATAAAACAACTAAACAAATACTTAAC